TGCAGACCAGCGAATGGTCCGGCATCGTCGTGCTGAACGGCGTTAGGAAGGGAGATTACGACTTGATGCCGCTGCGGATGGATTATCTGCGCCGCAAGTACGGATAGCCGCCTCGAGCTTCCCGCGAAGCTCCATCTCGGTCACGATGGCATCGCTTAATCGCGAGACCAGCTCGTGAACCCTGCGCCTCTCCACGGCGAGGCAATGCTCAAGCTCGCTCACCATGTCGCGCAACTGGCTCACCGTCAACGGCTGCGCCAGTCGCTCCCGGCGCCAGGCGCCGCCTTCACTCTGGTCGTCGATCATATAGTGCCGGCTACTGCGACGGGGCCGGTCTCCGGTAGCTTCTCACGCAGTTTGAGTCTAGGGATCAATCCTTGTCTTCGTGGAATCTAAACCATTCGCAAACTTGATTCATCACTTCCTGGCGAATGCTTTCGATCATTGAGTCTTCGGTCGGCTTGTCTGTGTGCTTGTACGCACGCCGCACGCCTATCGCCACGCCGTCCTCGACCGCCATACAAATAACCTTGTAAGTGTCGGGCGTCATTGGCCCCTCGCACGCATAGCGTCGGCGCATCCATCGCAGCAATTGCTAGCAATATCTGCGCACGCTTCCCGCTCGGCTTGTTCTGCTTTGCGAACAATTGCTTCCACGCGATCCACTAAATCCGAAATCGCAGCGCCTGCACTGACAGGCCAGCCCATTTGTTTAATGATTTCATCGCGGGTCATGGTCGCTCCAGTTTGCAAAGGCCGCACAGACATTCAACGACTTCCTTCGGCTGCTCCAACGCAGCGCGGAGGTCATCAATCGTATCGTTCCAACGGTCTAGCCACACTTGATCCGTTTCTCTGCGACGCAAATCTTCTAGCGCCTTCAGTGCCATCTGTGCGGCTTTGCGTAGGTCGGTCATGTATTTTCTTCATGCTCAAGATACTGCGCGCCGGTCGTGCAGAACCACGCCGCCTTGCGCAGGTCTTGCGCGCGAGAGTTGCCGGCCTTGCGGCCGGCCCTCGATAGGTACTTGAGCGCAGAGCCGACGCAATAATCGACGGCACCCTCTGGGCCAAGGACGCCAGCGATATATTCAATCGCCTCAATCTTGACACCATCGAACGGCAGCTCAATTTTGTAGTGCGACGGACTGTTCACCACGTCTTCGTCGCTGTCACCGCGAAGCCAGCGATCAATATCATCATCGGTGCGGCGGATGCTCTCGAGGTCTTCCTTGGTGTATTCCACCGCACTGTGCAGTCGCGACTTCATGGCGCCACCGCACGCGCGACGCGCATCACGATACCGAGAAACAAGCCAATTGTCGCGGCAACCGCAACGGTGCCGAGAATCCATGCCATCGCCGCGCCAACGAAGCGAACCGCCTCGAATGAAAAGTCACTGTCTTTCATGCTGCCCTCTTCTTCAGTTTCTCGTTCAGATCGTACAACGCACGCAGATGCAGGAATGCCGGCCAGGCGTCGTCATCAAGCGACGGGTAGAAGTGGTGGCCGAAGTCGCCATTCTCCTTGCTGAAACGCAGCAGGTGATACCCGCCATCGATCTTGTTGCCAGTGCATTCCTCATATGCTTTTGCGTAAGCCGCGAGCTGGCACAAGTATTCGGGCCAGACGCCGTTACTGGTCTTGAAGTCGCCCAGCACCAGCTTGCCGTTGAGCCGCCCGATGAAGTCCAGCGTGCCGCCATAGCGATGCGCCTCGGAGATCACGGCCACCTCGCAGTCGACAATCTCGAGCTGCGTGCCCTTCACCCAGAACTCGAAGGCGCTATAAGCAGACGCCGCCTGCGCTCGGAAGGTCGCCTTGTCGTTGACCGTCTCCTCGTCAAGCGCCTTCTCGAGCACCAGCAGCGGCTCATCGCCCTTGACCCACGCCTCGCACATACTGTGCACGCAGGTGCCGATGGCGAGAATATCGCTGCCCTCGTAAAGCCCGGCAGGCGCCGGCTGCCCCTGCCCTTCCAGCACGCCGTGCTCGCGGCCTGTCTTGTAGGCCCAGTTAATCAAGGCACCGGGGTCTTTGATCTTGAGGATGGTAGTGACCGACGGGATTTTCTTCCCGTCGGCTGCCTTATATCCTTGACGTGGAGTAGGCATCAAAACACCAGCGCGTCGTCTTTGAACTCTTCAGCGGCCGCGGTCGCGACTGCTGCAGGCTTCGCTGCCGCCGGCTTCGGTGCCACCTTCGGCGCGTCCACAATGCGATTCGCGATCTTGTCCTGAATCCACGCCGGCAGCTTGTCGAACACGTCCGGGTCCGGTGTGTCGGTCGAGAACACAAGCGCCTCGCCCTCGAGCGCCGGCGGCACCATCGACTTGGGCAGCGGCATGATGCTCGTCAGGTTGGCATAAGTGCGGTCGCCCTTGACGCTGTGCGTGACATTGATGAACGCAGGCTTTCCGGCCACCTTGCCGAGGTCGAACTTCTTCAGCTCGTCAGGCGTGAACGCCTTGCCGCGCCAAGAAGTCAGCAACCCGTACAGCGTGGACTTCTCGTTGAGGCTAAGCCCAACCGTGCGAGAGATCACCGCCGGCAGGCTCTTCGTCTCGCCGTCTTTAGTGATCTCCACGCGGATCTCTGGAATCTGGAACCGCAGCACGACGGTGCGCTTGGGCGCAAACTGACCGCCTGGCGAGGGCTGCACGCCGAGGTCAACCACCATGTCACAGATCGCTGCGTAGGCGCCCGCCTCGAGCGGCTTGCGCTCTGGGAAATTGCCGCCGCCTGATGCACTGATAAACAAACTCATATTGATACTCCTTCGTTTTTACGGCTCACCAGTAATCCTGGGTGCCACGACGGCTTGCCCAGTTTGGCGGGGGAACCTGCCGCCAAGTCTCTTCATCCTTTCGCCTGGTCGCGCGCCGCCACCCGCGGTCGCGCAGCCAATAATAAACACCTGCCGCGGTGTATCCCACCAGGAACATCACCGCCACAACAGCAATCGGGTCGCTCACGTTTCATCCTCCGCTGAAAACCAATCCTTTTGCCGGCGCAGGAACGTCGGCCAATCCGCATCCTTTGAGCAAAAGGAGCGATCCTCAATCAGCACATGATTCGTCGGCTGCGCCGTGAAGCGCCCATTCTCGAGCTGCAGCACGTAAAACTCTTTGCTCTGCTCCGGCTCTGCGCTGAACGCATCGCCGACCGGCACAATCGTGAAGAGATACATGCCGCGGTGCTCTTCGCGATTCTGCAGCCGCACGCGCGCATTCATGCTGGCGAGGAACGGGTACTCGAGAACGCTAAACTGGTAGCCGTAGCAGTCCCAGGTCTGCGCGTCGGCTGGCATCCAGCATGGTTTCGCCTCAATGCAGGTCGCGAGCTGGTGCAGGCCGACACTGCGGTACACCGCTCCGCTCTCAAGCATGACGTGGCAGCCGAGGGCGCGGCCGGGGTAGGACGTGATACCGAACCAGACGGCTCGCAGCCAGTCGTGGCGGCCACAGGAGTTGGGCTCAAGCCAAACGTACTTGTGTGCGGGCAGTGGGCCGCTATGGGTGTAGAGCGCCATTACCACTCACCCGTGATCCAGGCGTACACAAGCACGACGCCGGAGAAGATGAACATCCCTTGCGCGACCATGAGCCATTCGGCTGGGGTGGCGGCGGATAGCAGGAAGTCGGTCATGACTTGCTCCCGTGAGGGGCGGCTTACGCCGCCACCTCGCCATCAATCCAAGCGTCAACTCCAATGTCGCCGCGGTCGATAGCATTAAAAAAGGCATTGCTTTCTACCATTTCGATTGCTTCCTGTTCGCTTACCCCTTTCAGAATTTGCTCATTGATGCAGTCGCCGTTGATGCACAACTTGTAAGTCTTCATAGTGCTGTCGCGTACGGTGAGTGCGTAGTCTTTGAATTTGCGGCTCATTTTATTTGCCTCTTTTATCGCTTCTGGCCCGGCACCGCGCCGTCCATGGAAGCCATAATACACGGTCTGCATAGGATTACAACCCCCCGATGTAAATATTTTTTTCACCCCCTTCACAGCCGCCTATTTCTGGTTGTAAGATATAGGGATGAGCAAAAAGATCACTCCGCAACAAGCGGCAATCATCCACGCCGTGGACAAGGCAGGCGGTCAGTCTGCTCTCGCACGGAGTCTTGGTATTCGCCCGCAGGCCGTCCAGAAGTGGTGCGCTAAGGGCATCATCCCGCCCCTGCGCGTGCTTGCCGTTGAGGCCGCAACAGGTGTATCAAGGAAAGCTCTCAGGCCGGATATCTACCCATGAAACCAGAACTCACCGCCGTCGTGCCCGTCGAGAAGATTCTCGATCTGGCCAAGAAGTACCCTGTTTTTCCGTGCCGTCGCAGCGACGAGCAGGACCAGAGTGGGCGAACGCTCAAGGCCAAAAGCCCGCTCACCAAGAACGGCTTTAAGGATGCGAGCCAAGACGAGGCGCAGATACGGCGCTGGTGGAGCGATCGACCAGATGCTCTGGTCGGCGTGCCGACGGGCAGCGTGACTCACTTGGTCGCGGTGGATTACGACCACCGCTCGGCCGGGCCAGCGGCGCAGGAGTGGCTGCTTGAAAACCAGCAGCAGCTCATTTCCACGCGCGTACACCAAACCGGCGGCGGCAGCGGTGGCCGGCATTACCTATTCAGCTTGCCCGCTGGCGTTAAGATCCGCGGCGGCGTGTCCGTCATCCTGGGCAAGGTCAAGCGCGACGGCATCGATATCCGCGCCGAGGGCGGGTATATCATCTGGTGGCCGCTGCATTTTGGGCAGCAAGGCCCGATGGGCGACCTAAAGCCCTTGCCAGCAGGGTTGATCGATGAGCGGCGCATGGACCTCGAGCTACCCGCAGAGGTCGCGAAGCGACTGCCGCCAAAGCCCGGCACCAGTCAAGACTTCCAGCGCGACCTGCCGCGTATCACCGAGGCACTGGCCTTTATCGATCCAGAGCAGTACGACCCGTGGCTCATGGTCGGCATGGCGCTGCACCATGCAAGCGGCGGCGCCGACGACGGGCTGGAACTCTGGGACGCCTGGTCAAGCGGCGGCATCACCGGCATCCTGCCCGCGAACTATGCTGGTCGCGCTGATATGGAGTATCGCTGGCAGTCGTTCCACCTTGACCGCGGCGGCGGCGTGACGCTCGGCAGTCTCTTTAGCACAGCCAAGGCGGGTGGCTGGGTATCCGTACCAGAGGCGGTGCGCATCGGGCCACCCGTCGACATGCCGGTCTTTACCGGCGAAGAGTACGCCGACGTACCAGAGGCGCAAGGAATGATTCGCAACACGGAACCCGAGCCGCAGAACTCGGTCGCGCCAGGCGTACACACAACGTCCGGACGGCGGCTCATGCTGCGCGCGATCGGCGATATCGTCAGCGAGCGGCGCGAGGCGACCTGGCTCATTCACAACGTGCTCGAGGCCAACGTGCTCGCCGTGCTCGCAGGGCCGCGCGCCAGCTTCAAGTCGTTCATCGCGCTCGACTGGGCGATGCGCATCGCCTGCGCCGACAACCCGGTCGTGATCCTCTCCGGCGAGGGCGCTGGCTTAGGACGACGCGCCGAGGCATGGATACAGGAGCACGGGAAAGGGCGCGACCTGCAAGAGCTGCGGCTACTCGCGCTTGAATCCGTGGCCAACCTCAACGCCGAGAACGAGATGATCGCGCTGCAGCAAGCGATCGACGAGGCCGGCATTCGCCCGGCGCTCATCGTCGTCGATACTTTCAGCAAGTTCAGCGCCGGCCTCGACGAGAATAGCAACCAGGAGGTCGCGGAGTACCTCTCCAAACTCACCGTCGGCTTGCGTGAACGGTACGCAGCCAGTGTGCTGCTCGTGGCTCACTCCGGCCACGGTGACGCGAAGCGTCCGCGCGGGGCGTCTGCGCTGATGGCTAACCCAGACGCCGAGTACATCGTCCAGCGCCCCGACGTGCAAGGCATGGCCGTGACCGTGACACGCGAGCGGTTTAAGGACACCGCGTCCATGTCGCCACTGGGGTACGAAGCCGTCGAGGTCGACCTTGGGCGCGTCGACCGTTACGGCGAGGCGGTCAAGTCGCTTGTGATGCGCAACGCCGATGCGGTCGTGGCGACCAGGCGGGTGGAGCCGGCGGGCAAGGTCCAGAAGGTCATTCTCGAAGCGCTGCGGTCGCGGCAGAAGGCGTCCGAGACTACCTTGATTTGGACCATGGTGGACCTGCGCCAAGTCGGGAAGGAGTGCGGACAGAGCAAGCAATCTGTCCACAAGGCGGTCGAAGCGATGGCTATGAGTCCGTTCCTAACCAGCACCATCGGCGGGTTCAGGCTGTCGGAGGAGGGGTTAAAGTGAGCGGTCAAAAAGTCAAAAACGGTCAAATTTTGACCGATTTTTACCGTTTATGCGGTCAAAAAAGTCCACTTTTCTTTAGAAAGTGGACTTTTGACCATAAAAGTTGACCGGGATTGGATGGAGCTATGAGATACAAGTCTGTTGCGCCTAAACGTGTTGCGCTGGCGCAACATGTTGCAGAAACGCCACTAGCCAAGAGGATGCTTGCCAACATGGGACCGGAGGACTTCAGCGTGCTTAAAACCTTTCAGCAGCACTTTGGTGCAAGGTTAGTCCACTACAAAGACCAAGATGGCGAGGTCGGTCGCGACCCGAGGTGGGTGGAATGACGCAGGGGAAGCTCGAGGCGCTCATGCCTCTGGAATGGGAAGACTCTGACTTCTGGGGCAAGACCTCGCTCTGCCGGCGGTTCAGTATCCGAGGGCAGAC